TTGAGTCCTATAACGAGTTGGCTATTCGAACGAAAAAAGAAGTCTTCTTAGATTTTAACCCTGCTAACGAGTTTTGGGTGCATACCGAACTAAAAGACGAACCTGACTCAGAGTTTATAATTCTTACTTACAAGGATAACGAAGCCTTAGACAAATCAATAGTTGAACAAATAGAAAAGAATCGTTTAAAAGCTGAAACAAGTAGCTATTGGGCTAATTGGTGGCGTGTTTATGGATTAGGCGAAATAGGAATGTTAGAAGGCGTTATATTTAGTAACTGGAAACAAATTGATCAGTTGCCGAGTGAAGCTCGGTTAGTGGGTATTGGTTTAGACTTTGGTTATACCAACGACCCTACTTCCGCAATAGAGATTTACAATTATAACGGAACACGAATCCTTAACGAATTAGTTTATCAAACAGGAATGTTAAACAGCGATATAGCTAAAAGACTTCCAAAGAACGTTGTAGTTTACGCTGATAGTTCCGAACCTAAATCAATAGACGAAATAAGACGATACGGAATAACAATTAAAGGCGTAACAAAGGGCAAGGACTCGATTAACTACGGAATTGATGTTATGCAACAACAAGAATATTTAGTGACGTCTAACAGCGTTAATTTAATCAAAGAACTTAGGGCGTATTGTTGGGACGTAGACAAAGCAGGAACCCGATTGAACAAACCTATTGACACAAATAACCACGCTATTGATGCGCTGAGATACCATGAAATGGAAACGCTCGGTTTAAAAAGAAATTACGGCACATATAATTTACGTTAATGACAGACGACACACCGATATTAACCCGAGAAGTTGAGCATTATGTGTATATTCGGACGGGTAAACGTGTAAAGATAGTTTTTAACGACGCTCAAAGTATAAGAAAGCATTTAATGATGTTAGGCGAAGCATACGCGGTTGCCGTGTACTACAAAAAACATAATCAAACGTTTAAATAATATGAAGTTAGAATTAATCGTTCCAACAAAGCTTAGTGAAATACCTTTAAAGAACTATCAAAAGTTTTTAGGTATTGCCAAAAACACGAATGACGAAGTTTTTTTAGCTGAAAAAATGATACAATGTTTTTGTGGTATCGAGTTAAAGGACGTAGTTAAGATTCCATTTAAAGAAGTTGAAACATTAAGCGTACATTTTGCAACGATGTTTAAGCAAAAAACGGAATTTAAAAACCGTTTTAAAATTGCAGGCGTTGAGTTTGGGTTTATTCCTAACTTAGAAAATATGAGTTGGGGTGAATATATAGACCTCGAAGCAAATATAAGCGATATAAGCACCTTTCACAAAGCAATGGCGGTAATGTATCGACCTATCGTAGAAAAACACGGAGACAAGTATAAAATAGAGCCTTACGAAAGTTCTATTAACTATTCCGAAATAATGGAAAACGTTAGTTTAGATATAGCACTTTCAGCAAAGGTTTTTTTTTACAATTTAGAGAACGAGTTGTTGCAGGCTACCCTATCTTATTTGGAGACGGAGATCCTGAAGGAGAAGGAGATTTCAGCGACTTTAGCGAAAGAACTCAATTTAGTAAACAGTGGGGGTGGTATCAAAGCATTTATGCAGCAGCTAAAGGAGACGTCACAAAGTTTGAAGAGGTTACCAAACTACGACTTACAACAGCACTTACCTTTCTTACTTTCGAAAAGCAAAAAGGAGAAATCGAGCAACGTGAATTAAATAGACAATTTAAAAAAGGGTTATGAGTTATTACGGAATATTAAATATTATAAAAACGGAGTTACAAGCAACGAACTTAGTTAACACGGTTACGGAAGGTAATATTTTCGATATTGATTTGGCTAAGCAAACAATTTTTCCTTTGGCTCATATCATTGTAAATAATGCAACGTTTGAAAGTAACGTTATTCGTTATAACATTTCAATTATTGCTATGGATATTGTTGACATATCAAAAGACGAAACAACGGATATCTTCATAGGCAACGACAATGAACAAGACGTATTAAATACTCAAATAACAATGTTAAACCGTGTTTACGATAAACTAACACGAGGTGACTATTTTACCAACTTAGGAATCATTGACGGCAACCCAACGTGCGAGCCTTTTATAGAGCGGTTCGAAAACAACTTAGCAGGTTGGACGATGACATTTGATTATTTGATAGGCAACGAAATGACGATTTGTAATGACTAACAGACAAGAAGTTTTAGATCGTTTTGTTAAGCACGTTGTTAGCCAAGCTAAAAAGAATTTAACGACTACAAATAAAAACGCGTCTAAGAAACTTTATAACTCAATTAAAGGCGAAGCAAAAGCCTTTCCAAATTCAATCGGTATTTACTTTGACATGGAGGAATACGGGTTTTATCAGGACAAAGGAGTTTCAGGTGTTAAGCGTAAATTCAATACGCCTTTTAGTTACAAATCTAAAATGCCACCTCCAAAAGCGTTTGACAAATGGACGATTAGGAGAGGTATTGCACCGAGGGGAGCAGGTGGTAAATTCCAAACAAGAAAAGGTTTAAACTTTGCTATTGCCCGTTCAATATTTGAGAAAGGAATTAAACCCAGTTTATTTTTCACAAAACCATTTGAAGCAGCTTTTAAGAACCTACCTGATGACTTAATAACAAGCTACGGTTTAGAAGTAGAAGATTTATTTAATAGCATAATGAACCAAACATTTAAAAAATGATATTTGCACGAAGCCCGTTTATTATAACGATTGATGAAACACCGCAAGAAAGTACACGTTTAGAATTGTTTTTGTGGAACGGAACGGGTGCGGCTCCTGCTGCTCCAACTTATTCACTTAGTAAAAAAGTTCCGAGCGTAAACAATAACGCGACTTATTATAACATAGCTCCGTTTATTCGTGAGTTTTTTGACTTTACGCAATCAAGCCCGATAGCTACTGGAATGACTGCAAACACGAACGACTATGCTTATTGTAATGTAATTTATAAAACCTATTACACGTTAGACGGAACAGAAACTTTATTAAACACAGTTACAGATGTAGCCTTTGACGGATTCGGATATTTTGAAGACGATTATAACTACCAAGGTCAAAATGTTTTATTATCTCAATTAAGAGGATTTGGAGGAGGAAACGTTTATTATTATGATTGTGACAATGAAAGTAATGCAGGAATTGTTACCTTATACACGCAAGCAACTGTTTTAAATACTTGGATAGCACGTTACACAAATTTAAGCACGGGAACAGTTCAAAATGTGACCTTAACAAATAATAGAGTCGTTGATATTTCGCGCGTTTATACGGGTTGGAATGCAGTCGGAAATACATTAAGAATAATTAAGACAGTCGGCCCAGTTGAAACAATAGTAGTAACATTTGCCTTTGTTCCTCAATGCGAATGCAAATACGATGTAATTAATGTAGACTTTGTTAATCGTTGGGGAGCATGGCAACGTGAATTCTTTTATAAGGCTTCTACGGAAAGCGTTGAAATGACAAATAACCAATTTAAGTCTAACCCCGTTCCTTTTCCTAATTATAACCTTACACAACCTCAATACAAAACATTTAACACAAACGGAAAGCGAACTTATAAACTCAATACTGGTTGGGTTAATGAAAATTACAAACAAGTAATTGAAGAAATGTTACTTAGTGAAATGATCCGTGTTGACGGTTTACCTGCTAATTTAAAAACAAAGTCAATCGAAAAGTTCAAATCCATAAACACGAAGACAATTAATTACACAATGGAGTTTGAAATGGCTTACGATATTATAAACTCAATAAGTTAATGAGAACCGTACAAATATATATTGGAAGAGAAGTTACCGACATCGATTGCATTCGAGTAACGTTTACACTTAACGGGCAAAGTCAAACTATTAATGTTCCGAGAATTGATTTTTTAAACGGTCGTCCTGAATATCAATACAACGCAGATTTAACTGAAGGTGATTACATAATAACGGAAGACGGAGACTACATAACAACGGAAAGCGGTGACTATCTTATAACGGAGCAATCCGTTTTTACGCCTGCTATTTCTATTTATTGGGATGGCACACAATGGGGAATCGGAATAACTATTAATGGCGTTACTTATAATTACACAAGTTTAAGCGATGTTTACTACCCGTATTTAAGTAATTGGGAAGTCGCTGAAGAAAGCCCTGAACTTGAATATTTAGTAACAAGCCCGTGTACTGATTTAAAATACGAACGTATTGAATTATTTGACGATGAAAAAATTAACATAACGTTGAATGTTCAAAACCTAAGCGATATTTCAAAAACGTTTACGGACTTTAGCCAAAGTTTCACCGTACCGGGTAGCAATGTAAATAATCAAATCTTTGAACACTTTTATCAAAATGATGTTGACGGAACTATAGACCATAATTTAAAGCGACCTGCTTTTATTGAAATTGATTTCGTACCCTTCCGACAAGGCGTAATTTCTTTGGAAAAGGCGAACATGAAAAACGGTTTAATAGACAATTATTCGATTAGCTTTTACGGACAGCTTACAAGCCTTAAAGATATATTTGGAGAGACAAAGATTAATCAATTAGATTTAAGTTCGTTAGGATTTACCTATAACGCTACAAACGTACAAAACAGAATTACTGACACAGCAACCGATTACGATGTTAGGTTTCCTTTAATTTCAAATGATAGACTTTGGACGTATGCAGACGGAGGTACTTTTGACATAACAACTAACGGCGGTTCTATTGAATACACGGAGTTATTTCCAGCGGTTAAAGTTGCACGGCTTTTCGATGCAATGCAAAACGATTTCAATTTAACTTTTGTAGGTAGTTTCTTTAGTGACCCAAGGTTTACAAGTTTGTTTTTAGAAGCAAAGAATGCTCCGTCAATGAAATTTATAACCCAAATTCATGACGTAACATTTGACACGGTTTCAACAACTACAGTTCCTGAAAACAATTATGACATTCAAAGTTATGTTGACATTCCAAATAGCTCAATTACAATAGACGTAAACGCTGCAAATCAGGCTTTAATATTTCAAATTAACATTGATGTTATTATAAATACAAAGTCAAATGCTCAAATAGCTTATTTAGATGTATACAAAAATGGGTTTTATTTTAAAACTATTAATATAACAACGGTAGGAACTTACCCAGTATTAGTATACGGCGGTGTTTTGTCAACAAATATTATTCCGTTACCAAACACAAACGAAACTTTTACATTTAAATTAAAAGCGGACGTTCCTATGAATATTGACATGGATATAAGGTACGCTGCTTATTTCTTTAATACTCAAGACATTTTTGGGAGTTATGGTAATATTTCAACTATAAACACGAATTTAAACGTTTTAACGGCTGATTTAGATGTTAGAAATACTTTACCTGATATGAAAGTAACGGATTTCTTTTCAGGAATCATGCGACAGTTTAACATGACTTGCGTAGGAATAGCCGAGCGACAATTTCAAATCTTACCTTTAGAAGATTGGTATAACAACGGGGCAACTATTGACGTAACGGAATATATGGACGCAGAAGTTGCAGATATAAGCAAAGTTCCGTTATTTAGAAATATTGGTTTTAGATACCAACAAAGCGAATCATTCGCAAATAGAAATTTCTTTGCTATTTCTAATTCAGAATACGGAAACACGGACAACGTTTTTAGTTACGACGGAGGCGACTACATAATAGAACAACCATTTGAAAACCTTTTATTTGTTGAGGCGGTTGGAACTACAATTACGGACACGGCAATTTTAGGATATTTCTTAAATCAAAACTATCAAAGCTACATTCCTAAGCCAACGCTACTTTATATAAACGAAAACACGGGAACGCTACCCGTTAATATTAAATTTTACAACGGAACAACAAACGTAGATTTAACAAATTACACTTTATTCGGGCAAGACGTTGAAGTAAACGGAGTTAATTACTCTTTAAACTTTGGCGCTGACAATTCAATAATCTTAAAAGAGACGATTCAAAATGGTTTATTTGCTACTTATTATTTTAGTTATTTATCAAATTTATATAACCTCAAACAAAGATTAACTACAGTTAAAGCTATGCTTCCATTAAGCGTTATAACAAACATTCAATTGAATGATCGTTTAGTAATTCGAGACAAACGTTATATTATTAACGATATTAAAATGGAGCTAACAACTGGAGAAGCAACGTTAACTCTTTACAATGATTTTAGAGATATTCAATTACAAAACTATAGAATTGTAGATAGCGGGTTAAACTTGCTTTTATTCATATTTGCATACCGAGAAGGTAATAACTCAGCGACAATAACACGAACGCCAGTAGGAATGACATTAAGCACAAATACAGTTAATTGGGTTGGAGACGACCGAGAGCCAAAAGTAGTAGCAGGAACAGTAAGCGTAAACACAAGCGGTTTACCTCGTAAGTTCACAGTAACAACTACCTACGTAAATGGAACGCAATTATTTAACTACGTAATACAAGAAGCATGATAAAAGGAATTATTGATATGCTAAAAATTAGTGATTTTGTAGGGGTTTCTGAGAATATAGAAATAGCCAAAGGAAAACACGAAGTAAAAAGCACGGTAAAAGATATTTGGAAACAGTCGTATAGAGAATTTAAAGTAAAATACAATGGCAGAAAAAAGGGTAATTGAATTAGAAATTCAAGACAATAGCAAAAGTTTAAAATCTCAATATAAAGAGGCGGTTCAAGAACTTCAAAAAGTTTCCGCTCAGTATGGTGAAACGTCTGAACAAGCTATTAAAGCAGCAAAAGCAGCAGCAGATTTAAAAGACCAAATAGGGTTCTCAAAGGACTTAGTTGACTCTTTTAACCCTGACGCTAAATTTAATGCGTTAAGCAAATCTGTAGGCGGTGTTTTAGACGGATTCCAAGCTGTTGAGGGTGCTATTGGTTTGGTTGGAGTAGAGAGCGAAGCACTACAAGAAACAATGCTTAGGGTTCAAAGTGCAATGGCACTTTCTCAAGGAATTCAAGGTTTAATGGAAGCCAAAGACTCTTTTAAACAATTGGGTGCGGTTGCCTCAAATGCGTTAAAAGGAATTAGAACGGGTTTAGCAGCAACTGGAATCGGTTTATTTGTAGTTGCGTTAGGTACTGTTGTAGCTTATTGGGATGATATTAAAGAAGCGGTAAGTGGTGTAAGTGACGAACAAGCTACGTTAAACGCAAAGACGGAAGCTAATTTAAAAATAAGTGAAGAAAAAGTAAGCGCGTTAGATAAACAAGATAACATTTTAAAGCTTCAAGGAAAAAGCGAAAAAGAAATATTGCAATATAAGGTTTTAGAACTTGATGCAGCTATTAAAATAGCAACTGCAAATATAGAAAATCAAAAAGCTACAAAGAAAGCACAAGTTGAAGCAGCTAAAAGAAATAAAGAAATTTTAGTTGGTATATTAGACTTTTTAACTATTCCAATTAATACCTTATTGTCAACTATTGACAAGGTTGCAAGCGTTGTTGGTATTGATAGTAATTTAGGAAAATGGTTTGATAGTGTAAAAGATTCTGCAGCAAATTTAATATTTGATCCTGAGCAAACAGCAAGCGAAGGTGACGCAGCTATTAAGGCAGCAGAAGATAAGTTAGTTGAGTTAAAAAATCAACAAGCTGGTTATCAATTACAAATTAAAGAAATAAATAAGCAAGGTTCAAACGATGCAATAGAAAATAAAAAGGCGGAATTAGACGCGTTAATTGAACTTGAAATAAGAAAAGAACACACCGACAAACAAAGATTAGAAAAGCTACTTGCAGATCGTTTAAAATTAGAAAAGCTAAAAGGCAATCAATTAAAACTTGCGGAACAAGACAACGCAGAAAAAGTACGAAAAGCAATTGAAGAAGATAACAGCGAAGTAATAAAATTAGAAACTAAGAAACTTGACACATTACAAGTTTTAAGAAATACTAAATTAGAAGGATTAAAAGGTAGTTTAAATGCTGAAGTAGAAGCCGAACGTTTAGCAGCTGAGAAAAAACAACTTATTTTAAGCGTACAAGCAACACGAGCGCAAAAGTTAGAGGAAAACTCACAATCATTTAAAGTAAAAGCTGTTCAATCAGGCTTAGAAACAATATCGAATTTAACTGAATTATTTGGCAAGAAAAACGAAAAGGCAGCACGAAAAGCATTTCAAATAAACAAAGCGGCTCAAATTGCTATGGCTTTAATTTCAACCTATCAAAGTGCAACAGCTGCGTATGCTTCTCAATTTGTTCCGCCTGAGCCGACTTCACCCGTTAGAGGTGGTATCGCTGCAGGTTTAGCAGTTGCAGCAGGTTTAGTAAACGTAGCTAAAATAGCTTCTCAAAAATTCGAGGGCGGTGGTTCTTCGGGTGGTGGCGGTGGTGCTCCTGCAGGTGGTGGCGGTGGTGGAATGGTAGCTCCTAACTTTAATGTTATAGGAAGTTCAGGCGTTAATCAATTAGCACAAATTCAACAGCAACCAACAAGGGCATACGTAGTAAGTGGCGACGTTGCAAACGGGTTAAGCCTTGAGAGAAATAGGTTACAAAACGCAACTCTTTAACGTTTAAAAATTATGGATAAGAAAATAATTGAGTTAATTATTGACGATAACGATATTCAAACAGGAATCCATGCGGTTAGTGTGGTTCATTCTCCAGCGATCGAAGAAAACTTTATAGCCCTTTCAAAACACGAAATAGAACTAAAAGAGATTGACGCAGAGAAAAAAATCTTAATGGGTGCTGCCTTAGTTCCTAACAAACAAATTTTAAGAGCTGATAAAGACGGAAAACCTTATTACATATATTTCAGTGAGGATACTGTTAAAAAGGCTTCTGAATTGTTCTTAATGCGTTCTAATCAAAACAACGCTACCTATGAACACGAAACAAAATTAAGCGGTTTAAGTGTTGTAGAAAGTTGGATCATTGAAGACGAGAAACAAGACAAAAGCGCGAAGTATGGTTTTAGCTTACCTAAAGGCACTTGGATGATTTCAATGAAAGTAAATAACGAAGATGTTTGGAACGATGTTAAAGCAGGAAAGGTAAAAGGCTTTTCAATAGAGGGTTACTTTGCTGATAAATACGAAATGAGCCAAGAGAAAGACGAAAAACAAGAAATAATTAACAAGCTTAAAGAACTTTTAAAATAAACTAAAATGGCAGAAAGAACAGTTAGCAAAGCAAGTCCGAAAGGCGGTCGACGTGGTTGCCTATGTGATGACGGAACTTACAAAAAAAAATGTTGTGACGGAACTTTACACGCTCAAGGAATAGGCAAAACAGCGAGTGTAACACCTCAACAAGTAACGCAAACGGAAAACAACGGAGTTAGGGTTACAATACGTCAAAACGGATAAAAAAGTAACAGAATAATAATTTAAAACGTTTAAGAAATATGAACACAAGAAAAACAGTTTACAACAAGCTATTCAAAGAGGAAACTCAATTAGCAAAACACGAAGTTGAATTAGCAAATATTAATCAATTAGTGCAAGAAATAGATAAAAGTGAAAAATTGCTTTCTGATTTTAATAACCTTTATGGGCAAATTGATAAGATAGCACCAAATATTATACAAGTTGGAGATAATTTTACTGCTACAAGAGATAAAATAAATGAATTAGCAAGAACATTTGACAAACAATTTGCTGATTTAGGTTTAAAATTTGCTGAATATCCAGAAGCAAAAAGATTAAGAGACTTAAATTTAAAATCAAGGGAAGTACCAACAATGGTAGCAAGAATTAAAAATTTATAATTTAAAAAAAATGAATACAAATCAAATCTTAAACAAAGTTCGAGTTCTTTTAGGAATGGAAGTAAAACTTGAGCGAATGAAATTAATGGACGGTGTAACAGTTATAGAAGCTGACGCATTCGAGCCTGAAATGGAAGTTTTCGTAGTTACGGAAGACGATCAAAAAATCCCAGTTCCTGTAGGTGAGTACGAAATGGAAGACGGGCGTATTTTAGTCGTAGAGGTTGAAGGTATCGTTAAAGAAGTTAAAGAGAAAATGGAAGAAGAGGTTGAAGAAGAAGTTGAGGTTGAAGCTCCTGAAGTTGAGGTTGAAGCGAAAGAAACAAGCGCACCAACACCAAAGAAAACTATCGAAAGCGTAGTTAAGGAATCATTCTTTTCAGAAATCGAAGCACTTAAAAAAGAAAACGAAACTTTGAAAGCTGAACTTTCTGCATTGAAAACACCAACTATTGAAAACACGGAAGTAGAATTAAGCGAACAGCCTAAGCCTATTTCTTTCAATCCTGAAAACACGAATCCTATTGAAATTACTAAAATAGCTTCAAAAAGAGGACGTACAATTATGGATTCAGTAATGAGTAAAATAAATAAGTAATAATTTAAAAACAATAAAAAAATGAGTACAACTTTTACAAGTATCTCGAATGACCCACTACGTCAATTGAATGTAGTTGAAAACATTACGGGAGCAATTACTTTGGACGCTGAGGATTCAGGCAAAGTATTTATCTTAAAAGCTGCAACAGGAGCGCAAATAACACTACCTGCTGTTGCTTCATCTGCTGGGCAAAACTACCGATTTATCGTTGGTCAATTGTTTGCTACAACTGCTTGGACTATTAAAGCAGCTTCAAACGTTATCCAAGGTGGTGTTAATGTTAATAGCGTTAACGTACCTGGAGCGGACGAAAACACAATTACATTTTCTGCAAGTGCTGACACTGTAGGAGATTTTGTAGAATTAAGATGCGATGGTACAAACTGGTATGTTTCAGGACTTGGAACTGCATCGGGTGCAATTACTTTAACCGTAGTTTAATATTTA